GGAGGAGTGGTTCGCCGACGAGGCCAGGGCCACGGGCAACCGGGAGATCCTGGAGATCATCCAGAGCAAGGAGGCCGTGGATCTGACCAACCTGGATGGCATCCTGGCCGCCTGGGTGGGCCTGGGCTCCGCGTTCCGGGCCACCAGCAAGCTGATCACCAACGATGACGGTCTGCTGTGGCTGGGCACCCTGAAGGACGAGAATGGCCGCTATCTGCTGACCCCCAACCCGGCGGAGCCCCAGCAGCTGCGGCTGTGCGTCGGCCCCCACACTCTGGCCGTGAAGACCTACGACAACGACACCATCCCCTCCAGCGAGGGCAAGATCCCCATGATCTTGGGCGACCTGCACGAGGGCGTGACCTACTGGGATCGCCAGACCTTCACTCTGCAGGTGACCACCACGGCTGTGGTGGGCGAGCTGAACGCCTTTGAGCAGGATCTGACCCTGTGGGCCGGCTCCCTGCGAGACGACTGCACCCTGCGGGACGAGGCGGCATTTGTCAACGGATACATCAGCGCCACCGCCGGCGCTGTGGGTTAAGGAGGTGTTCGACCATGGCGAGCAAGAAAAAAACCGATGAGGAGCCTGTGATCACTCAGGAGGAGCCGGAGACCGACCCGGAGGATTCCGGGACCACCTCGGAGGAGAACGGCGTGGACATGGAAGACGCCCCGCTGGGAAACGTGGAGGGCGACCTGGTGGTGGTCCGCGCACCCGGCGGCCTGAATCTGCGGGAGGGCCCCTCCACGCGGTTCCGTGTGCTGGAGCCCCTGCCTGACGGCGCTCTGATCTCGGTGCTGGAGCTGCCCTACGGGGTGGAAGTGCCCGGTTGGGCCCTGGTCCACACAGGTTCGAGAGCCGGCTGGGTGGACATCCGATTTATCCAGGAGCTGGAGCCGACCTCGAAGGTGTGAGCCATGGCGCTGACGGATGAGCGCCGGATCGGCCTGCTGGCCTACTGCAAGCTGACGGAGCTGGCGGACGACCTGGAGGTGGCGCTGCTGGTGGACAGCCTGTACGAGGCGGCGGTGGGGTATCTGGCCAGCGCCGGGGTGTCGGAGCCTGCGGAGGGCACACCCCGGCGGGCCCAGTATGACCTGTTGATCAATTACCTGGTGTTGGACGGCTATAACCAGCGCGATATGGAGACCCCCGGCACCCAGGTCGCTGAGAACCCGGTCTTCCGGCGGACGCTGAACCAGCTGAAGCTGACCGAGGGGATGGTGTCCAACTTGGACACATCCACGGAGACGTCGGTGTCCAACTTGGACACATCTCAGGAGGCGACAGAGGATGGAGACCAATGAGTTTGTAGCGACAGGCCGGATGGATCAGCGGGTGATCGTGCTGAACCTGACCCGTGAGGGCCAGGCGTACCACTGGACGGTGGAGCGGCTGACCTGGGCCAGGGCGGAGCTGACCGGCAAGACCAACATCTACTCCGTCCACGGCATCGGGGCCGCTGGGGTGACCTTTATCATGCGTCGGCAACCCCTCAACCTGGGCAACGCCCTGCTGTGGCGGGGACAGCACTGCTTTATCACCAGGATCGCCCCCTGCGGGCGGCTGCACTGGACGGTGGAGGCGGCGCTGGTGGTGACGTCCCTGTGTGAGGATAAGTACGACAACATCAGCTTCCCGGCCATTATGACCGAGAAGTACCTGGCCCACCAGCAGCTGGAGCCTCAGGCGATCAACACCCTGCACCATGTGCTGGTGACCCCCAAGGACATCCAGCTGACGCCGGGACGGCTGGTGGAGGTGGACGGCATCAGCTGGCCCATCCAAGTGGCCCACACCCTGGACCCTTGGAAGAATGAGTCCGAGATTGAGAGGACGGTGGATCTGTAGTGCAGGAGGCAACGATCGACTGCATCCAACTGACCGAACTTGCGGTGCGGCTGTCCAAGTCGCCGGACATTATGCGCAAGGCAAAAGCCCGTGCCTTTGAGGCCGCCGCCCCCAGACTATTAGAACTGGTGGACAGTGAGATCGGCGGTACGGGCAAGGTGCAGAGTTGGCAGGACAAATTTGTAGGCTCCAAGGGCGGTTATGCCGCCGTCCGCGCCAAGGCTAAGACCAAGGCTACGGACGCCAAGGGCCGGGAGACCGAGTACCAGGTGGGCTATGTGACCAACGCCATTGCCAGCGGCCACAAATTTCCCAGCCCCAGCGGAAAAAATCAGCGATACAAACCCAGAATCCGCAGCGGACGGCAGAATGTGCCAGGCAAGCACTTCTACGAGAACGCCCAGGTCAAGGCCACGGCCATTGCCCAAGAGGCGGCGGAGCAGGTTGTGGAGGAGCTGATGAGCTTTTTGGAGGAATGAACCGTGCTGACACCCAACGACATTGCCGAGGAGCTGAAACGGCTGGTGGCTGAGAAATTCCCTGGTGAGGACGTCCACATGGAGCTGACGCCCCAGGGATTTAAGCGGCCCTGTACGTTGATCGTCCAGGAGCCGTGGGAGGCCGACCCGAAGTTCTCTCAGGGCATCATCACCCTGTATCCAGTGTTTACCATGACCACCTTCGTGGAGGCGGACGAGTACCACCACAGCCATTTGGCCCCCATGCACCAGAGACAGCTGATCCTGTTGGGGCTGTTCCTGCCCGGATACATCAAAGTTGGCGACCGGGCGCCCCATGTGGAGAAGCTGGCCATGGGGGGCGGATACGACTTCGATACCGTCACAGTGACCTTCAGCTACACCCTGGACCGTGCGGACTTTGAAACCACTGACACTGACACTAAGCAGGCGCCGGAGATGCAGCACCTGCACTTGAATGAGGAGGTAAGGACCTTTGGCTAAGCTTACATCGCCTACGATTACGGTAACTTTTACCGAGTTAGGCATTTCGGCCATCACCCGGGGGGATAAGGGCACGGTGGCCCTGATCGTCCGGGACGAGACTGACACGGACCCTCTGTCGCTGACTCAGGCCAGCCAGACGCCCAAGACCCTGGGCACGGAGACCCAGGCCTACATTAAGCGGACTTTTACGGGCTACATCAACCCGCCTAAGAAGGTGCTGGTGTATGTGATCTCCGAGGAGGGCGGCACAGATCTGACCTCCGCCCTGGACTGGATGGCAACCCAGGATTTTGACTATCTGGTCGGCCCGGAGGACTGCACCGCAGACGAGGCTGCGGAGATCGCCAGCTGGATCAAGAGCCAGCGGCTGAACAACGGCACCAAGTACAAGGCGATCCTGCCCAACTTTAAGGGCGACAACTACGCCCTGATCAACTTCACCGGTACGGACATGGCGGAGGGGGAGACCAAGTACACCACCGCAAGCTACTGCTCCCGGATCGCCGGCCTGATCGCAGGCACGCCGATGAAGATTGCGGCCACCTACGCCCCCCTGACGGAGCTGACCGACGCCAAGCGGCTGACCAAGGAAGAACTGGACGAGGCTGTGGGCAACGGCGAGCTGGCCCTGAAGTGGGATGGCCGAAAATTCAAAATCGCCCGGGCAGTCAACTCCCTGGTGACCACCAGCGATGGAATGCTGGACAGCTTCAAGAAGATCAAGATCGTGGAGATCATGGATCTGATCCGCACGGACATCACGGCCACGGCGGAGGACGAGTACATCGGCAAGTACGCCAACACCTACGACAACAAGCTGCTGCTGATCACCGCCATCCGGGGTTATTTCATGGGCCTGGAGCAGGACAAGCTGGTCCAGCCGGGATACACGGTGGACATCGACGTGGACGCCCAGGAGGCCTACCTGGTCAGCAAGGGCACGGACACCAGCGAGATGAAGGTCCAGGCGATCCGGGAGGCGGACACGGGAACCCATGTGTTCCTGAAGATCGCCTGTAAGATCCTGGACGCCATTGAGGACATCGACATCAACATCAACATCTGAGAGGGGGACCGAGCGCAATGATCGACAATCGAGTGATGAGCGGCACCTGGGGCCAGGTGTACGTGGACGGCGAGCTGTGGATCGAATGTGACAGCTTCCAGGCTAAATACACAAAGAACAAAAGCGACATCAATATGTGCGGAGAGATGGTCGTGGGCACCAAGATCACCA